AGGAGGTGTACCTAGACCAGCAGGTGGTAGCTTCTTTAAAAGATAAATAAACAAACAATAAATTAATAACTTAAAACAAAAAACAAAAACAAAATGGCAACTCCAGTATTAAACAACGGTATATTTCTGAGAGATACTAACTACCAAGCTAGCTCTCATGTAGATTCTTACCACTTAGTAAACATGTTAAAGGATGCAGAACCTATGGATTTAGGTCCTGTAGACATTTGGGCAATGTCCCAAAAAGTTGAAATGCCTTTATACCAATTATCATCTTTTGGTGGTAAAAACATTATCATGGTAGACAATGCAAGAGGTGAGTACAAATGGCAAACTCCAGTTTCCCAAGACTTACCTTACATTGTTAATGATATTGAATCAGGTAATGAAACAAAAGGTGTTGATGGTACAACCTTCAAGATCAAAATCAACAAAAGAGAATTTGGACATGGTGATATCATCACTTATGACAAATACAATGGTTGTGAGATGTACATTACTGCAGATGATATCTTACCTATGGGTGATGGTTTTATCTACACAGTTCAATTAGTAAACAATGATAACTACAGATTCTTAGATAATAAGTATTTAGTTCCTCAAACTAAGTTATTTAGAAAAGGTTCTGCTAGAGGTGAATATGGTGAGAGATTCTCTGATATTCAGACTAGATCAGGTTTCCGTGAATTCTATAACTTTGTAGGTGGTGCTGAGGCTCATGTACATTATTCAGTATCTTCTAGAGCTGACTTAATGTTAAAAGGTGGAATGAATGCAGATGGTACAGTTCCTGTAACTGAGATCTGGAGAAACTTTGACAAGAATGTAGATCCAGCAATTTCTAAAATTGAGGATATTGCATCTAAGATGGGTAAAGACTACTTAAAAAGAGCAGTAGGGAATGGTACTTTAACAAGAACTTTCTTAACTAGCATGGAGTCAGCTCACTTAACTAAAATTGCTACAGACATTGAGACTTACTTAATGTGGGGTCATGGTGGTAGATTAAAGCAAGATGGTCCAGATGATATGAGATTATCTGTAGGTTTATGGAAACAGTTAGATAACTCTTACAAGAGAGTTTATAACAAGATAAACTTCAGCTTAGAATTATTCAGATCAGAGTTATATAACTTCTATGCAGGTCGTGTTGAGTTCCAAGGTCCAGATCCTAAGAGACAATTAATTGTTCAAACAGGTATGGGTGGAATGAGATTAGTAAATGAAGCTATTAAGAGAGAAGCAGTTAATTCAGGTTTAGTTACAGTTACAGGTTCTTCTAATACAGGGATTGGTAATGCAATTAATGGATCAAGTGCAATGGACTTAAACTTTGGATTTGCTTTCACTAGTTATGTAATTCCTTTCTTAGCTAATGTTAAGTTTGTACTTAACCCAGCTTTTGATAACTTACATACTAATGATATTGAGAACCCAATCATTGATGGTAATCCATTATCATCTTATTCATTTGTTATCTTTGATATCACTGATACAGGAAATGACAACATCTACATGTTGAAATTATCTTGGGATAATCAATTAAAATGGTGGTACCAAAATGGTACTATGGACTACATGGGAAGAACTCAAGGGTTCCAATCATCTGGCCAGTTTAATGGTTACCGTGTAATGATGACTCAAACAATGCCAGCTATCTGGGTTAAAGATCCTACCAAGGTTCTTAAGATTGTTATGAGAAATCCAGTTACTGGAGGATCATTCTAATACTTGTACCAAAAGGAAGTAAGAGTATCCATAGTACTTTTACTTCCTTAATTGGTACCTTTCACCCCTGATGATTATGAATCATAATGAGAGCAAAACTCAAATCAGGGGCAAAACTTGTAAACATAAAATTTAATTTATAAATTTACAAGAATTATAAACCAACAAAAAACCAACATATGAATTACTCAATTGTGTCCCTAGCTGAAACAGCTAAATCCGGCAGTATATCTGTCAAACCGTTCTTTGATCCTAATAAATCTAATCTAGGCCTAGAAAAATATGGCTTATCATTATTTGATGGGGTGTTTCATGAAGAACAACTTGCATGTCTAGATAGAAATGGTATCAGAAGATACTTAACAGGATTAAATGAATTTGCTCCAGAGGTTAAATTAATTAAAGATACTCAGGAAAGAGAAGCTAAGATCCAAGAAATTAGAAGAGTAGTTTCTGAACTTGAAAGAGATTTAGCTGCTAATATGGTTGATCCTAAAGACCCAGATTTTTGGAATAAAGTAACAGTGTTACAACCAAACAATGATGACTTCTGGAGTAAGATTACACTTAGATGTGGTAATGAGCCAGTATATTTAGATCCTTCTAAAGATGCACATGATTTAATTAAAATCTATGCAATTGAAAGTGGTGGATTCTCAATGGTAGCTAAAAGCTATGATGATGCAAGAAGTAGAGCAGTACCTCCTAAATTTTATTTAGATAAATATATAGAGACAGTATCTACTAAAACAGAACTTAGTAAACTTAGAAATAAAGCTATATCTGAACTTACCAAATTATTTGATAAGAACCAGAACAAGTTATTATATGTTGCTAAGGTTGTTGATGGTAACAGTGTTCAGTACAAAAAGTCTACTCCTAATGATGTTGTTTATGATAACATGGATAAGTTTATTAGAGGAGAAGGTATTGAGAACAGTGTTAAAAGAGCATCTCAAATGTTCTTAGATGCAGTGGCTATGGATATGGAAACTTTAAAGATTAAGTCAATTGTGAGAGACTCAACTTATTACAAGTTTATTACTCCTAAATCTGATGGATTCATCTACCACACAGACAGTTCTTCACTAATGGGTAGAAATGCAGCAGACTGTTTAGAGTTCTTAAAGAATCCATTAAATGATAATATCTTATTGGATCTTACTAAAAAGGTAGAAAAATATTGGAATGTTTAAAATTAATAACTATATTATATCATGATAAGAAAAGTATTAAAAAAAGCTGCAAAAGGTATTCAACAAGAAGACCCAAAAAAAAAGATAGAGAATTATAAAAAAATAAATGAAGATATTAAAAATAGTTTTAAAAATAAACTTGTAAAAAGTATTACAAATAAAGCTCATACAGATAGTATGAATAAAATGTATCCTAATCCTATTTTTATAAATCCTTCTCTTATTAAAAATAAAAAAGGTGGTATAGTTAAAACTAAATCTAAAAAAAAATAATAAATTAATAACTAAAAAAAAATAAAAAATCATGGGAAATCCTTTAAAAAAAGTAGCAAAGACTGCAATAAAATCTGCAGCAAAAGCAAGTACAACAGCAAGTAAAGCTGCATTATTAGAATCTCAAAGAAAAGGTACTCAAGCAGGCTTTTCATTAGGTAGAAAATTAGGACAAGATGCAGGAACAAAAGCAGGTATGAAAGCAGGTATGTCTTCAGGTATGAAAAGAGGAGCTGTTGCTGGTGGTATTTTTGCTGGTGCTGTAGCTGGTGGTCTAGCTTCTAGAACTAATACTGGAGCTAAAACTCCTGTTAAAACTCCTGTTAAAACTCCAGTTAAACCTCCTGTTAAAGCTGCTGTTAAAGATACAGTTAAAAAAGTAGCTCCTATTCCTGCTCCTAAAAGAAAAGGTAATCGCTAAATATCATGGGCCCAGGTAAAAAAATACTTAAATCAATAGGTAAAGCTATTATTACAAAAAGACCTGTAAAACAAGTTTTTGGTACAGCTGGTACTATAATTGGAGGAACTGCTATATCAGCAGGTGTATTAACACATAAAGCTAAAAAGCAATTTGCAGAAGACCAAAAAAACCAGAAGTTATTGCAAAAAGAAAAATGAATGCAAAATTAATAGAAGAAGATAGAAAAAAATATAATCTTTCTAAGAATAAAAATGGTGGTGCTATAAAAACTAAATCTAAAAAATAAATACAATGGCTGGACAAATGAAAACCGCAAATAGTTTTCCTGTAGTGGTTACAAACCCTACAAGATACACAGGAGGTATGAATACATACCCAACAGTAGTAACTAACCCAACAAGATATACTGGTGGCTTAAACAAAGCTGCATGTGAGGTACCTCTTTGTTGTATATCTAAAAAATAATAATCATGGCAAATATCAAAGCTAAAGTAGTTACTAAACCTGCAGGTAAAACAGGTGATACTAATGGTACTGCTAAAGTACAAAAAAGTATTAAAGCTAAACCTTCTGGTAAAGTTAACACTCCACCAAAAGGAGCTATACCTATGAAAAAAATGGGTGGTATGTATTCTAAAAAATCTTGTTAATATGAAAAATCCTTTTAAAAAAGCAGCAAAGACTTTAGTAAAAACTGTAGCTAAGGTTGCACCTCAAGCAACAAAAATTGTAACTAAATCAACTTCAAAACCAATTTTTAAAAAGGGTGCTGGAGCAGTTGCAGCAGGAGCTGGAGCTCTTGTAGGAGCCGCTGGTTATATAACTCATAAGAAAAAGACAGGTGGTGTTAGTACAGGTCCTGGATTTATTGATAAAGTACAACTAGCTGCAAAAAGAATTGGTAGGAATATAACTAATAGAAGAGCAGTTAATCTAGATAATAAATCAAGTAAGTTATATAACACAAATAGAGAAAAATCAGATAATTTATATGCTAAAGCTGAATCTCTTTATGATAAAGCTTCAGATAAAAATAACAAAATTAAAGCTTTTAAAAAATCAGAAGGTTTTAAACCAGGTGGTGATGGTACACAAACTGGAGGAGTTTCATATAAAAAACCAGGTAAAATTTTTAGTAACTTTAAATCAGGTGGTACTAGTTCTGCATTTGCTAAGTTAGCTCCTCCATATAACAAAGCAACATTTGCAGATAAAATTGCAGGTGCTAAAAAGAAAAAGTAATTATGGCAACTAAAGCAACAAAATCAAAATCAAAATCAGTATCTGTATCTATAATTGGATCAAGTAAATCTCAAGAGAGAAAATGGGAGGTTGATTCTGCTTTAAGTACTTTGAAAAGAGCTGAAGAAATTAGAAAAGATACAAGATTAATGGCAGATGTTAAAAAGGCTGCTGCTGAAATGCAAAATCTTGTTAATAGTGTAACTAAAAAGAAATAACATGGCTGATAAAAAGTGGATACAAAAAGCAACAGCCTCTATTAAAAAAAGAGGAACTGAGGGTAAATGTACACCTATTACTAAACCAGGTTGTACAGGAAAAGCAAAAGCTTTGGCTTTAACATTTAAGAAAATTGCTAAATCTAATAAGAAAAAGTAATGATTGATAAGGGTAAACTTAAAAAAATAAAAAAGCAAAATGAGCTTAACAATGCTAAGATAAAAAGCTTTGGTAATGACAGTACAAAAATTTATAACTTTAAGATTGCTCAATTAGAAAGTGAAAAAGCTACAAGAAATAAAGCTGGGTATGGTTCTTCTAATATAAATACAGAAATAGAAAATACAAAAAGTAAGTTAAATAACTATATTAATAAAAAGTTTCTTACAGCTGATGAAGCTTCTAAAAAACAAGCAGCTATGATTAATAGAAAAAAAGGTGGTGTAGTTAAAATTAAAAAGAAAAAGTAATGAAAAAGGTTAAATTATCTACTAATGGAGAAAAACATGTAGTTTATAAGAAGACTACTAAAAGAGGTGAAGGTAAAGTTGGTGATATCATGGTTAATCACACAAATAAGAATAAAGGGTCTTATGATACTATTAGTTTAACCAGAACATCTAAAGCTAAAACAGTTGCTCAAGGTGTTGCTGCTGAAAAGAAATGGCATAAACAAAATCCTAAAAAGAAAAAGTAATGGCAAAGCAGATGTTAAAAAGAAAAGATGGTAGTGTTTCTCAAAAATTTAAAAAATGATTTTAAATATTAGTTATATTGATAAAAAAACATATTTATGTAAAAATTGTAAACATGGTATAGTTTATAAAATAACTAATACTTTAAATGAAGATTTTTACATAGGTAGTTCTACAAATTTGTACAAAAGATATTATACACACATAAATCATATGAGAAAAGGTATAAAGTCTTGTGTTATTTTAAATAGAGCTGTTAAAAAATATAATGAAAAAAATTTTAGTTTTGAAATATTAGCAAAATGTCCAATAGAATATGTTATAAAATTAGAACAATGGTTTATAACTAATTTAAAACCACTTTATAATGTTGCTAAAATTGCTGGAAGTAATTTTGGAATTAAAAGAACAGAAGAAACCAAACTTAAAAAATCCATATCTCAAAAAGAAAATTGGAAAAATAATACTTATAGAAGTAAACATTTAGAAAGTTTATCAAAAAATTGGAAGAGTGGTGTATTACATAGAATGGCCAAGCTTACAGAAGAACAAGTAATTAATATTAAAAAACAATTAGCACTAAGTTATAAACCTAAAGAAGTATCAGATTTATTAAATTT